ACTTTGCTGCCGGTCGAGACGAGAACGTGTTGGCGATCCGCAGGGGCAACTCGGCAAGGATCTGCCGCACATGGGTCGAGAAGGACACGATGCAAGGCGTTCGTCAGTTCATCAAGCTCTTCGAGAAGGAAGAACTCAAGCCGTCGATGATCTGGGGTGATGCTGACGGTCTTGGCTCGGTGATGATCGACGCGATGGCGGAGCAAGGTTGGCGGATCAATAGGTTCCACGGCGGATCGAGGAGCCGCGAGCCGAACGAGTACGCGAACTTGATCGGTGAGGTCTGGCACGTTGGGTGTCGAGAGATCGAGCGGGGACGAGTCAACCTCGGAAAGCTCGACCCGATCACGTTCAACCAGTTGACCACGCGGAAGACCGAGTGGAGCGAGAATGGCAAGCTGCGAGTGCAGGCGAAGGAAACTATGCGGATCATGGGCCTCAAGTCGCCCGACCGTGCTGACGCACTTCTTGGGTGTATCGTCTGCGGCCCAGAGATGAACGGAGCGATTACCGGACAAGCGATTACTCGCGTTGGTCGCACTCCGTTCACAGCACCGATTGTGGCTGGGTTCAATAAGTTCTGAAGCGTGTCGCGTGACAATAACAATAAACCAGTGTAAAGCGTCTCAATGACCAAGGATGAGCGAAAAGGTGTAGTTTGGCCGATACCAGCAAACTATAGGACAAACGACTATGATCTTGCGAACGTAACGCCAGATCAAGTTCGCGCCATCCTACGGAATGTTCGGACAGGCAAGCTCGACGACCAAGATCGTCTATTCCGCTTGATGCTCGACACTTGGCCTCGCCTTCGCAAGGCACTCAACGAGATATCCGGTGCTGTTGCTCGTCTTGATATCGAGATCAAGCCAGGACTCCGCGAAGGAACCGAGGAGCCGTCCGCACAAGGGATCTTGGTGTACCAGACAGTCGAACGTGCGATGGAGTCGTTCGCACCACGCCCAGGACATTGGGAACTCGACAACTCGGGGATGGTAAAGGCGTTGATCGACGCATATGCCAAGGGCATCTCGGTGCTTGAGATCGTCTGGCAACTACAGAATGGGATTGTGTCACCTCGGTGCTATGCTCCTGTTCCAGCCAAGTACTTAGCATACCCATCGATGAACATGGAGATCGATCGACTGATGATCGCTCCACAAGGTGTAAACTACTCGACCCTTGAAGACTTCCCAGCAGATCGCTTCTTGATCGGTGTCTGGACTCAAGGAGGCACTCACCCGATACACGCTGCGAATTTGCGGACACTCACCAAGCACTGGCTGGGAGCGGTGTACGGACTTGGTTGGCTCATGCAGTACTCGCAGTTGTTCGGCATCCCAACTCGTACCGCGAAGACCGACGGCACTGAAGATGCACTCAACAAGGCACAAGAGATGTTGGAGTCGATCGGATCATCCGGTTGGGCAGCATTCGGCCCAGGCGTTGAGTACGAGATCCACTCAGCAGCTAATGGTGACGCAGCGAACTTACCACAGTCGCACTTGATGGATGTGGCAGACAAGGCTTGCGACATCTTGCTGCTTGGTCAGACGCTAACGACCGACAACACCAACACAGGATCGAGAGCACTCGGTGATGTCCACGCTGGCATTCGAGCAGACGTTCTCAAGATGGTGTCTGAGTGGATTGCATCGATCATCAACAGCCAGTTGATCCCAGCGATCGTTCGCATGAACTTCGGGGAGGTTGCCGCCGAGGATATGCCATACTGCTGTTTGGAGATCCCACACGCGAAGGATCAGAAGGCAACAGCAGAACGCATGAAGATCTACAAAGAGATCGGTGTTCCAATGACCTTGAAGTACGTCTACGATGAACTAGGAATCCCAGAACCGCTTCCAGGCGAACCATTGTTCACAGGAGATATCCCGCCAGTTGCACCTATCGATGTGCCGATTGATGTTCCACCAGTTGACCCAAGTATCGACCCACTATACTCGCAAGTCGAGAGTGCTGCTGCTGGATTCCAACCTACTGCCGCAATGGCAGACAATGCTAGGCAGGCACTTGAGGTTCGTCGGATTAAGCCGATGAGCGAGAGAGGCATGACCAGCGTTGGTCTTGCTCGGGCGCGTGACATCTCCAACCGCGTCGAGCTATCAGCAGACACAGTGCAACGGATGGTATCGTTCTTCTCTCGTCACGAAGTTGACAAACAAGGATCTACATGGGACGAGAAAGGAAAAGGATGGCAAGCGTGGAATGGCTGGGGTGGTGATGAAGGATACGCATGGGCGAAGAAGATAATGAATGCTCAACGCAATGACTGACGAAGAGATCATGGCTGTTGCCAGTGCGTGGTTGAATCCGATCGATTCAATCATTGCTGATCTGCTCGACAAGAGCGAGCGGATGACAGTTGGCGCATTCTACAAGGAGGTTGAATCTGTGGTTGAGAAGATACCACAACTATTCGGTCAGTTGGACACGAAGGCACTGACTGATGCGCTTGAGAGCGAGATTGGCAATTCGATCATCGAGGGACTAGACCAGTAATGCATACAAGCTCAAGCATCGGCAAGTCGTTCATTGGAATCAACATCAATGTTGCTGGGCTTGATGAGGTCAAGACTGACATCATTCAAGCGATGTCGCCTGCGACTCGGCAGGAAGCACTGAAGATCGGAGCACAAGCAGCATTGATTGCGATCAAGGGATACTACACGACGACAGGTAGAGCAAACTGGATCAACACAACGCTGCCGACTCATGGCCCAGGACGCAAGCTGACCGACTGGTGGAAGCTAGTTGAGTCTGGATGGAATGTAGGTAGAGTCACAAGCCAGACAGCAACTATATCGAATGCTTCTAATGGATTCGCTCACAAAGTGACCGGAGGAGTCATCACCGCGAAGCGCAAGAAGTTCCTCACGATACCACTGCATCCTACAGCACACGGTGTGAATGCTAGGGATTATTCGCAGAGAATCTCACCACTATTTGCAGCCAAGGGAGTACTTGCTCGCAAAGAAGAAGATGGTTCTATCACACCGATCTACTCGCTGAGAAAGTCAGTGAATCAAAAGCCTTGGCCTACAGCTCTTCCACCAGAACAAACCTATGTCAATGTCTTCATCGATTCAGCAGTTGATCACATCCTCTCCACTCTTCAGTAAGTTCCATTTGGGGTTTTCTAAGTTTTGTGGTAATGAACAAGTGATGAGCGGACTTATCATACAAGCAGCATTCCAATCGGACATCTCGATGACTGATGGAACTATCGTGTATCTTCCAGAAGGTCATCACTCGATCTCGGCTACTGTTGGAGGCAAGCCTAAGCGTGTTGACGTTCAGATCGATGAGCGCATCGCAGCATCCTTCGCTGAAGACCTTGGCAAGAGGTTTGAATCCAATGTCCGTCCATTCGCCGGATTCGATCACAAGCAAGGCCCAGCTTCATTCATTCCTAAAGAATTCCGCTACGAGTCTGGGGTAGGTCTTGTCCTCGATGTCGAATGGACGGAAGCCGGTCGCAAGGCGATCGAAGGAAAAGACTACTCGTACTTCTCCCCAACTTTTCTGCTTTCAGACAATGGTGTTCCATCCGGTCTACCACCTCGCGGTGAGATTGGCTCGTTGGTTAATGATCCAGCGTTTGAAGAAATCCCGCGCATCGCCGCATCACACACAGAACCAATTATGGATATCAACCACCTAGTCGAACTGGGGCTTGTCGAAGCGAGTGAATCGCCAGAAACCGCCTTGGAAACCGCGAAAGCAGCACTTGCCACCTTGCGTGAGTCTGCTCTCAATGCCGAAACCATCGAGGCAGCTTCAGTTGAAGCAAGCAATGACTACACCTCTCTGAAGGATAAGTTCATGGCACTCGAAGAAGAGAATGCTGCTCTCAAGAAGCAACTCTCGTCGAAAGCCTCGGCATCTGCTGAACACGCAATCGAAGAAGCTATCAAAGCTGGACGCATCGCTCCACAAGACGAAGATGCTAAGGCATTCTGGCTTGGCTCGATCCTCGCTGACGAGAAGGCAATCAAAGTACTTGCCTCACTTCCAGGCAAAGACGCTCTCTCGGGCAACACGATCCTCGCTGGTCGTACCGAGGACGCACCACAACTAACCGGCCTTGCTCGCGTTGAAGCAGCAATCCGTGCTCAATCTCAATCCTAATACACAACCACAATGGCTAATAACCTTACCCTATTAGACCTCGCCAAGCTCAACTCTGCTGATATGGCAGTGGGCTTGATTGAAGAAGTCGCCACCGTTGCACCAGAAGTTACGATCATCCCTGCTCGTACAATTCCTGGTACTTCCTACAAAATCTCCGCTCGTACCGGTCGTCCTACGGTTGCTTTCCGCGCCTTGAACGAAGGAACGGACGCTACCAAATCCAACTTCACTGAGCGCACGATCGAAGCATTCTTGCTTTCTGCTCGCGTTGAGTGCGACAAGGCTGCTGCCAATGCGTACATCGACGGCGCAGTTGCCTACCAAGCACTTGAAGCTCGCGGC